AAAAGGAACCAACATTCCACTGTTTAACTACAGAGTCCAGTCCGAAGGCTGCACCTGCAAAGGCAAAGATCGGTAGGTTCAGAACCTTAACCGCTTCGCCTGCCATTTCATTTCCGAAGTAAACCCAGAAGAAGGTTAATAATGCTAAAGAGACTAGCAGTATTGTAGCCACTTCCCTCTTGTACGTTTTTGGTTTGCTCATGGTTAAGAAACTCTTTTACGTTAAATGAAGGACAGGCTTTTGCAGCTACTTCGTTGTGTCCCCTAATTTTAGCATCAGGGTAGTTAGCTGTCAAGGACTTAAGCAAAGACAACAGAGACTTTCTTTGTGCCTCTGTGTAGTGTTCCTCAAACTTATCTGTAGCCGTACCGCCGTAACCACCTACCAAACAGATACCGATAGAGTTACTGTTGTGGCCCTTGACATGCGCGCCTGCGCGTTCTACTGGCCGGCCCTTGGCTACGTCACCATCTGTATCGATGATATAGTGGTAGCCGATGTCTGACCAACCACGCTCCTCTACGTGCCACCGTCTAATCTCTGCAACCTTCTGGTCTGCAGTAGACCCTACCATCCAATTAGGTTTAGTAGCAGAGCAGTGGATAAAGATCTCGTTGATGCGTCTCATTAACTTACCGTCTTGAATGCAAAGGTTACACCGGCTGCTAGTACAATCCAGAAGACCCGTTCTGCAAAACGTAGAGCCTGTCCGTTAGTCCCTACCCTACCCTTAAGATCGTCAAGGTCTTCTTCGGTCTTAGAGATACGGTTGTCATGTGTGTCCATCCGCTTGAACAGAGTGAGCATCCGCTCCTCCATTCGTGCTAGTGAGACTACAGCGTCAGCTAGTTTATCTAGTTTTTGTTCTATGCGGTCAAGACGCTGTTCGTCAGACATGGGCATCTCCAAGGTATTTTATTATTGTGGTTTGGCGGGCCAAGCTACACTAGTAGGGAAGTTGGACTGCTTGGTGATGTCTCGAAGTGCTTCACGGTATGAGGCCCACGCGGCCTTGTCTACCGGTGCGTCTTCAACCTGAGTCCAGTCGGACTGAAACAGTAGGCTATCTCGTTTCGCTCTTACTTCGTTTGCTTTAACAACAAGAGGATCTACAACAGGAGGCCACGAACCTGTGATGTCCTCCATGACTGGATCTGCTTCAGCCTTGTCAATTAGATCTTGTTGATCTGCTTCGTAGCCAAAGACTTCTTCAGTAGTTCTATTACGAAAGTACTTCATATTTTACCTCAACTCAAGCCAACCATTAAGACCTGCACTACCTGATATTTGGATATTATAAGTAGCGTCTTTTGGTACGACAACAGAGCCTATTGGTGTTGCTAAACCTGAGCTATCAGTAGAACCTATGATAAAAAATGTTCCATTAATATTAGCATAAATATACGTAAGGCTATTTGTCACATTATTTCCTCTGATAAAAACCATAATTGGTTTACCAGTGGTATTTGTATAGGTGGTGTTTAATGCACGACTACCTGTTACAAAACTCCATGACTGGTCAATACCCAAACCACTCTCAGGAGCTAAGGCTAGAATTGCCTCGCCAGTACGTTCTGGTGTCATCAGCTTATCGGCGGCAGTACCTGCCTCAGCCTCAGCCTGTGAGGCAAGACCCGTAATACCGTCAAGAACATTTAACTCTGCAGCCGTTGCTGTAAGAGTGTTGTAGTCAGTCAGTGTCCAAGTTACACCGTCAAGTAAGTTTAACTCAGAGGTTGTAGCAGTAACACCATCAAGAAGATTTAGTTCTGTTGTGCTAAGTGTAGCACCGTCTAGAATATTTAATTCAGAAGCGGTGGCTGTAATGTCTAAGTCACTAAGAATAACTTCATCTCTTACATAGGAAGAGATTTGAGAACCGGTAACCTTTCTAGAAGTACCACCATCGTTTACTTCAAATTCCTGTGTACCACTACCTGCGGCTGCTGCCGGTAGTTCAGAAATCTTAATGTTTGCCATCGGTTCAATTACTCCGTAATTTAACTAAAACTAGCGGAGCTAGTTCAGTAAACTCTCTTCCAGTTACCGTTGATATTCTTATAGATCCTGTCCGGAACTGTCCAGTTACCATTGTAGTTTGCGTATGGTGTGAAAGTTAACCAACTACCGTCTTGATTAATATAAGGATCGGAGCTAAAGATAATTCTATTACTCTGTACAATCAGAGTTGCATTAACAGCATTTAGGACTACAGGATCAGTAAGTCGTGTATCGGAGTCTTCAGTAACCCGTACGTCACCGTCTTCTGTAGTTCTAATTAGTTCTTGAATTAGGGACTGGAAGTCAGCGTTAAGTATCTTTGTAGACGTAACACTGGTGTTTCCACTTGCTGTTAAGGCTACAGAAACAAACTTTACTTTACGTGCTTCAACATCAAGACTGCCGGAAGCAGTTAAGTCTGTAGCACCTGTCTTATTCGCCGTAGCAGTAGCATCGATAGAACCTATGCTTACTAGGTTTGTAGATGCACTAGCGTTTAGCGTAGCTTCAGTTGGGTCTAGTATACCCTCTGAGGCTAAAGAAGTCAAGCCTTTTAGGGTAAGATCAACCTCAGCTACTAGGCTACCTGCAGCAGACAGGCTCGCTGAGCTTTCTTCTGTAGCCAATGCATCTGCATCTAGTGTGCCTTCAGCACTTAAACTAGTAGAAGCCTTTAGAGTAAGTAGACTGTCTACGTTAAGTGTACTGTCTGCAATTAGATTAGCTGAACCATCTCTAGCAAAGAAAGCCGCAGAAGAAATAGTTCCAGTAACTGAAAGACTGACAGAGGCTGTTAGACTTTTAGAAGCCTGAGCAGATATGCTACCGTTAGCTACAAGATTAGCTGAGCCTACTTTAACAGCAGCCGCCTCAACAATACCATCGTCACCCAGAGGGCCAGAGGCGAGAGGCCCACCAATGAGCAGGCCAAAGTAGTGTGGCTGTTCGACTGCCCCACCTGCGTCATCCGCTATGGGTGCAGAGGCTAGTGGGGAGAAGCCGAGCATTTACTTACCTCAAGGTTTGACGGGCCAAGTCACGCTGTATGGAAAGCCCTGTTGATCCGTTATATCACGAAGTGCTTGGCGATACGATGCCATTGCCTCAGTCATGGTGTTGTCGGTCAGGGCCATCCAGTCGGTTTCCTGCAACAGCATATCACGTTTGCCACGGACATTTGCCTCTGCTTGATCCTGTGGGAGTTGCTCGACAACATATGGAAGAACCCAGTTGCCCTCCACCTGCTCAAACGCACCGTCAACAACACGATTAACAGTGCCGTCATAGTCAGGCATATCTGGCCGTGTGTATGGATACACATCATAAGCCGCAAGAATGTGGTCAGGGATTAGCTTCGGGAAGCTGACGTTTGCATTATCACGGCGGAGTTGTCCCAGTGTGTATTTGGCTGGAACGCCGTTTGTAAGTTTAAGGTGCATGGTAAGGCTCCTATGCGGTTGAATATTGATAAAGATTATCGGTAGTCAGACCGACCATATACATTTTAGAGCCATCGCTTGAAAACTCTATATCAACAGGAAATGCGTCCTGACCCCCCATGTATAAATTTATACTGTCGTATGATGCGGTGGATACATCAAATGCACTGGATAAACTGTATTGAAACAATCTATCTTGTTGGTATCCACATATATACATTTTTGTTCCGTCAGGATTAAATGTAATTCCCAATGGCGTTGATTCCTGAGACGAGACGGAAAAGCTCACGCTGTCATAAGATGTAGTTGATAAGTCAAAAGGAGTAGACATTGTGTATTGGTAAACCCTATCACTATTTAGTCCCAACATAAATAATTTCTCACCATTTGGACTAATATGCACTCCGTGCGGGTTTGTGTCTTGAGATGCTATAGAAAAAGAAACACTATCATATGTCGCACTAGAAACATCATAAGCAGCAGACATTGTATATTGATAAATTGAATCTATTGATAAATTTATAGCGTATAGTTTTGTTCCGTCCATACTTATATCAAAATCTGTTGAGCTATGCCCTAGAGATAAGCTAACATTATCATATGTTATTGTGCTTAAATCATAAGGTGTAGTTAGTGTATATTGATGAACAAATCTATTTCCCAAAATATATAACTTTGCACCATCTGGTTTTATACAAACAGCATAAGGATTCGCTGTTTGAGGCGGATCAAAAACGATAGAATCATAACTTGCATTTGCTAAGTCGGGGTCATTCCACACCACCCCTCCACTAGACGGAACACCTGCCCTCGCCATCTGCATGAAGCGTGAGATACTCATGCCATTGCATCCCCTGCTTGGAAGCCGTAATAGGTTGTGCCGCCATCCTGTGTGTAGAATGCATACACATCCGTTTCACCGCTTGCAGGTGCATCAGGTGCAGTGCCTCCCGCCCAGTCAACAGAAGCAGGCCAAGTCACAGTCACAGTGGCCGATGGTGTCACCTTGAGTGTGAAGCCATAGGCAGTGCCAGATGCAGGAGGGTTGCTGAATACATACGTCACGTTTGCAGATGGTGCATCCGAGAACACAGTGCCAGTAGACAGATCAAGGGTGCTTGACGAAATATCGCCCACACGCTCTTCACGGAAGTCAGCCTCAACCGCAGAGATATAAACGACAGCACTGCCTGACAGGTTAATCGCTGCATCGCTATTGCTGCTCTCGCTGACTGTGCGGCTGAGTGTGGTTCCAGATGCGGTATACGTCCCCGTTCCGATTTCCCAATTATTGCCATCCTCAATGATGTAACGCACAGTGTCGCCATCAGCTACACCTGCGTCAGCAAATGAACGCTGCCCCGCCAGAGGTGAGCCAAGCGTAATCGTGCCAGTGCCAGTGGTGGCAGTGCTGACGTAGGCTCTGTTGACTAGCTTGACCATTGGTTACTACCCCTTAGATAATGCCTTCTTCAATGACAGGCGCATCAGGATTGACAGGCCACTCGATATTTCGTGGGAAGCCTGCCTGTGAAGTTATATCACGAAGCGCCTGACGATACGACACCCACTCAGCCGCCATTGGAACGCCCGTCTCAGCTTGCTTAACCACACGCCAGTCGCTCTGCTTAAGCAAGTCGTCACGCTGCTTGCGGGCCTTCGCTGCGAGTGATGCCGTGTCAGCGTCAATGTCAGCCTGCGTCTTGGCTTCAACCTTTACCGTGCGGACTACATCGCCATCAATGTATGGGTCGCAGCCCACCAGTTTCTCAGTGGCTTTGTCGTGCGGCAGGAATGCGTCAACGGGCAGGCATGAGTTGTCCAAGAGGAATTGCTTGGTCGGGCCATTGCTGAACGATGTGTTGGGGAAGATGATCCGATAGTCGGCAACCTTGATTACAGCGCCGTCATTTACCAGTGCAATAAGCATTGTGGTTGCTCCTTATTGGTCGGGGAACGCCTTAGTCGGCGGTGTGAAGTTTGCAGTGTAACGGGCCACGCCCTTGGTGATGCGGAAGTCGTCGATGTAGCCGTTGTAATAAGTTCCAGAAGCAAGATCGCCACGGACACCAATATAGCTATTTGAAAAAGTAAACGCCTGAGAACTGGTGTAAGTGGAGCCTTGCTGAACACCATCAATAAATAACTTTACGTCTGTCCCTGACCTAGTTGCAGCAATGTGATGCCAATTTCCATCCGAAAGAGATGTCGTGCTTTTGTCAGAAAGAGATTCATTACTGAAAAGAAGTAATGACCCGCCAGTATTGGTTGGGTCTTCAGAGTTTATAGTGATCTGAAAGTTATCAGCAATATTTCCAGACCCGCCTTTTGAACAAAACAATCGTGGGCTTGGAAAAGAGTTAGTTATTTGCGTGGTGTTGTGCCAAAGCTCAACAGTAAAGTCGCCAGAGAAAGTGTCATCATTATTGACAACAAGATAATCCCCAGTCCCATCAAACTCCATCGACCCAGTGCCATACTTGACAGTGGTGGTGTCGATCTGTGCATTACCCACAGTCTCAAGCACGCTCTTGCCAGTGCTGTCGAAGATGCCTGCGTTGGTGAAGTTGCACAGGAGCGATGTATTGGTGACTGCCGTTAGCGGTGCAGTGGGCGGGGTGAAGTCAGATGTGTAGAGGGCTGTGCCTTTGATGATGCGGACGTCAGAGATGTAGCCGTTGAAATTCTTAAAACCGCCACGATTTACACCAACACGCAATGGCCCTGTATCAGAAAAATTATTGGTGTTTGTTGTTGTGTCAACTTGAATCCCGTTAAGGTAAAGATTTAAGTTTGATCCAGAACGAACGACCGCAACATGATACCATTGACCTGCTGAAATAGGATACGTTAAAACAACGCTACTAGAGGCAATGAACTCTAGTTGAGTTCCATTATCTGTTGTGACATTAAGCTGCCAATCAGCAGAACTTGAAGCAGTGTTTATACTAACAAGTGATTCGCTTCTGTCATCAATAGTGACTGCATAAAACCAACACTCAATCGTGAAGTCACCTGTGCCAAATGCATAAGCGGTATCTGTGCCTGCGCTTAAATAATCCCCAGACCCATCGAAATACCCGCTACCACCCTCATTGGCAGGGTCATACGCATCGCTTGGCGCATAGGGCGAGAAGGGCGTTACCTTGGTGTTGCCGTTGACTGTAATCGCAAAGTCGTTGCTGCTGTTGTCCTTGAAGCGATTGCTTTGGCAAGTGAGCAGGCTTGTGTTAGTTACGGCAGTGAGCGGCTCTGTTGGGGGCGTGAAGTTGGTGGTGTAGAGGGCTGTGCCTTTGATAGCCCTTACGTCACTTATGTAGCCGTTAAATTCAGAGTTAGAAACAGTTTGAGAAAGGCCAACAACAAAAGGTTCTGATGTATCTATATTTCCAATAGCTGAAGTTTGGCTAAAGATTTCAGTGCCATCCACATAAAGATAATGATTATCACCAGATCGGCTGTAAGCAATATGATACCAAGCGCCAATAATGGGGTTGAATGAAACATTCTGAGCAAGTGTTCCACCAGTGCCAATAGCAACAAGCCTAAGAGCAGTAGAAGAACTTGTATATCTTAAATTAACACCCCTTGGTGCAGAGCTATATTTAGAGAATAAACCAAGTTCGCCAGATGTAGATGCAAAATTAACCCAACACTCAATGGTAAAATCTCCAGTGCCGAAATTTAGTGCTGCATCAGAACCTGCGTCTAAATAATCCCCCGTCCCATCAAAGTAATTGCTCCACCTGTCGCCATACGGGCTGTAGCTGCCCTGCGTGGTGTTGCCATTGCGGGTAATCGTAAAGCCATTCGCACTGCTGTCGATGAACGTGTTGTTCTGTGAGCCGTTTGTCCCATCGCCGTGCAGCAATAGGGTCGTCTCATTGAAAAACTCGTCAGTCCCAGCCGAAACACCGCCAGTGGTGCTGAGTAGCTTGTTGATTACCCTGCTCATTACTGCAAGTCCTGTCCCGCCGTGAAGCCATACCAAGTCGTGCCGCCGTCGTGCGTGATAAACACAAACACATCAACCGCATCTGCCGTGGCCGTAAGCGTGGGGGCCGTGCCGCCTGCCCAGTCAACCGATGCGGGCCAAGTGACTGTGTAGCCATTAGCGCCTGCGTCTTGGACGATCTTAACAGCCATGCCATATGCACCACCAGAGGCGGGGGGATTGCTGAATGTGAACGTGGTGTTTTCGGTCAGCGTGTGGCTGAACATATTGCCATTGCGGCAGTTAATCGTAGTGGCATTAGTCGAAGATGTGACAGCCTCAAATGGCTCACGATAGCCAACAGGGAAGCCGCCCGCAGTCGAGCCATCATGGATAACCACGAGTTCCTTGTCGGTATCAACAGTCACCTCACCGACAGCACCAGTGAAGCTAGAATGCTCTGCGGAAGTCCCACGCCGAAATTGAACCTGTCGTGCCATTATGCAAGGCTCCCATAATCGTCAAAAACATTGGCTGTCTCGGTCAAAAGACCATAGTCAACCTCGGATTGGTAAATGATGTCAGCCGTGGCCGTGACGAACACAACCGCAGAACCAGACAGGTTAATCGCTGCGCCACTATTGCTGCTCTCGCTTACCGTTCTGGATAAGGTCGTGCCGCTAGAAGTATAAGTTCCAGTGCCGATTTCCCAGTTGTTACCGTCTTCGATAACATACGGGACAATCGCACCATCAGACACGCCCGCATCAGCAAACGTCTGATAGCCCGCCTCGGCTGACCCTAGCGTGATTGTGCCAGTGCCAGTCGTGGCGGTAGTCATCTTTGCTCGGTTAACGAGAACGGTCATGGGTTATGCAATCGTTAGGTCAATGTTGCCTGTAGCAAACTCAAGTGTGTCACCATCTGCAACGGTCTTTGACGCAGTCAACGCACCGTGCCACAGAAGGTTACCAGACGTGCTTGCGTCAAAAATACCGATATGCGTGATGGTACCCCAGTCGCCACCGCTTGCAGTAAAGGATACCGCAGCAGAGTTAGAAGTTGTACCTGCTCCGCTAGTCGCTGCATCAAAGGCTACAGACTCACGAGCGTAACCGCTACCGCTTACCTCAGTACCACCACCAGAATCAGATGGTGCTGCAGTGAAAAGGCCTACATACCAAGCAGTAGGGCGTGTAGCCGAACCGTTAGTCATAAGCCAGTCAAGCAGAAGTTTTTCTGCGTAGTCAGACAAAGCTGCCATTGTTAGTGTTCCTCTTTAGCTAAATTAGGAAGATACTTTAAACCACAAGTCACCATCTTCCCCACCGGTAGGAGCCTCAGTGCTTACAGTCACGTTGTCAATTAATGAGAGCAAGTTAGTCCCATTAACATAGATGCCATCCGCATTAAGGATGTTGTAGCCGTTCATGTCGAAGTCGGCTTGCATAGCGTTTGGGGTAGACCCGTCAAGAGACAGAGTGTTGTCAAACGCATCACGCAACTCAGTGAAGTTGTTGTTCAACTGAGTGTTAGAGGCATAGCCACTTGTGATTGTTGTAAGCGTTGGCTTCTTCTT